GTACTGGCACTGCATTCAATACTGAAGTGGCAATTGGCAGCATCATCACCACAACAGCAGGAGTTGTTGTGGGTACTGTGACCGCCATTGCATCCGCCACATCAATGACCATCACAGCGGCAGCAGTAGCTGTCACGGTGGGTGGTTCAATCAAAGCGAAGTGGCAATTTGCTGATCAGTTTGATGCAGCACCTGGCACAACAGATTTCTGCACAACTCTCGGCGCAACCTCAGCCAACGATGAATTACACGTTGTTGTCGTTGATGCCCTGGGTGTGCTTACAGGAACACCTGGCACCATCATTGAAAAGTGGGTGGGGATGTCCAAGGCGTCCAACGCCAAGACAACACAAGGCGCCAACAATTACTACAAAGAAGTGTTAACAGGGAGTGAATACATTTGGTGGATGGATCACACTGCATCAGTTGGTGCCAATGATGCCTGGGGTTCAACTGCCATTGCCACATCAACATTTAAATTGTTAACATCTGTTGTCACAGTATCATTGAGTGGTGGAATTGATGCCACGCCAGTCACTGGCGATATCACCACAGGCTGGGATTTATTTGCCAACGCGGAATTGATTGATGTGAATCTTTTGGTCACAGGCCCATGGGGCTTAACAGTGTCTAAATATATCATTGACAACATTGCTGAAACTCGTCGTGATTGTGTGGCATTCTGCTCACCATCATTGGCAGCGGTTTACAACAATGTGGGCGATGAAGCTGCTGATATTATTGCAGAACGTGTGGCAGGTGCATTCAATGCCAATTCATCATATGGTGTGTTGGACTCAGGCTGGAAATATCAATACGACAAGTACAATGATAAATATCGTTGGGTTCCTTTGAATCCTGATGTTGCTGGTTTATGTGCACGGACAGACAACATTGCTGAACCTTGGTTCTCACCAGGTGGGTTGAATCGTGGGCAAATCAAGAATGTTGTGAAGTTGGCGTATTCACCTGACAAGACGGACCGCGATGAGTTGTACAAGAAGGGTATCAATCCTGTGGTGTCATTCCCAGGTGAAGGTACTGTGTTGTTTGGTGACAAGACATTGCTTGCCAAGCCATCAGCATTTGATCGCATCAATGTACGGCGCCTATTCATCGTGCTAGAAAAGGCAATTGCTCTTGCAGCCAAGTATCAGTTGTTTGAATTCAATGATGCCTTCACTCGTTCACAATTCCGTAATTTGGTAGAACCCTTCTTACGTGATGTGCAAGGTCGCCGGGGTATCTTTGACTTCCGTGTCATCTGTGATGAAACCAACAATACAGGTGAAATCATTGACACCAATCAATTCGTAGCAGACATTTACATCAAGCCGGCACGGTCAATCAACTTCATGACATTGAATTTCATTGCAACACGTACTGGTGTAAGTTTCAATGAAATCGTAGGCGCCTAATCTAATTACCCTCTAGGAGAAAACAATGAACATTTCACAATTTAAGAGTAAGTTAGGCGCAGGCGGCGCTCGTCCAAATCAATTTCTCGTGACATTGAATTGGCCCGCTGCCATTGGTGTAGCTTCAGATGATACAGCATTGCTTGTAACATCAGCAGCTCTCCCTGCGTCCAATGTCAACCCCACCATCGTTCAATATCGTGGACGCGAAGTAAAGCTTGCAGGTGAACGCACTTTCGATCCGTGGACAATCACAGTTATGAACGACACATCAATGAAGTTGCGCAAGGCGTTTGAAGCCTGGAGCAATCTCATGAACAATCGTGCAGACAACGGTGGCTCACTTGCACCAGCAACCTACATGTGCGACATGGAAGTTTCACAGCTTGATCGCAATGATGCTGAAATTCGCAAGTATAAGATTTTCAATGCATTCCCACAGGCGGTATCAGAAATTGCATTGGCATATTCTGCCAATGATGTTATTTCAGAATTCAATGTGGTGTTCCAATATTCACACTTTGATGTGACACCTACGTAATACCAATTAACGAGGCAATACATATTATGGATATTTTTGGATACAGTATCAAACGGAAGGGTCAGGCACCAACTGAAACCAGTTTTGTGCCGCCTTCTGATGATGGTGCGTTAGACACGATCCGAGCCGGGGGGTACAGCAAAAAATGAATCAGAACTAATTCGTCGCTATCGTGAAATTTCCATGATGGCAGATGTTGATGCTGCAATTGATGACATCATCAATGAAGCAGTTGCCAACATTGATGATGAACAACCTGTAACGTTGAATCTTGATAACATCAAGGTTCCCGCATCCATTAAAAAAACCATTGAAGAAGAATTTAAAAATTTAATGGATATGATGCGGTTCAATGCCAAAGCACATGATTATTTTCGTCGGTGGTATGTGGACGGCAGATTGTACTTTCATAAAGTAATTGATACTGCTAAACCAAAACAAGGTATCACGGACATTCGATACATTGATCCGCGAAAAATTAAAAAGATTCGAAATGTCATCAAAGAAAAAGATATAAAAACTGGTGTGGAATTTGTCAAGAAGGTGGAAGAATTTTTCATCTACAGTGACAAAGGGATTTACTCATCCACTTCCATTAAAATTGGTACCAACACCAATGGATTGAAAATTGCCAAGGACTCCATATGTTATGTCACATCAGGATTGCTTGATTTAGACAACAACATGGTGTTGAGTTACTTGCATAAAGCCATGAAGCCCGCCAATCAGTTGCGAATGATGGAAAATGCATTGGTGATTTATCGGTTGGCACGTGCACCTGAACGAAGAATTTTTTATATTGATGTCGGCAATTTACCAAAATTGAAGGCGGAACAATATCTAAAAGACATCATGAATCGTTATCGTAACAAGTTGGTGTATGATGCATCCACTGGTGAAATACGTGACGATAAAAAAACCATGAGCATGTTGGAAGATTTCTGGTTGCCGCGCCGTGAAGGTGGCAAGGGCACGGAAATCACAACACTGCCAGGTGGACAGAATCTTGGAGAAATTGCAGACATTGAATATTTCCAACGGAAATTGTATGAATCATTGTATGTTCCCGTGTCACGATTACAACAACAAAGCGGATTAAACTTTGGGCGTGCAGCAGAAATTAGTCGTGATGAATTGAAGTTCACGAAATTTATTGCAAAAATTCGCCGGCAATTTTCTGTGATGTTTGATGATTTGCTCAAGACACAATTGATCTTGAAAGGCATCATCACAGAACAAGATTGGGAAGAAATGGTTCAAGATATTCGATATCATTTCACATCTGATGCCTACTACTCGGAAAGCAAAGATCAAGAACTTCTTCGTAGTCGAGTGGAATTGTTGGCACAACTAGTTCCTTTTGATGGACAATATGTCAGTAAAAATTACATCATGAAACATGTCATGAGATTTACTGATGAAGAAATTGAAAACATTGATACAGAAAACGAAGAAAAAGCATCATCAGGTATGGATTATTCAGAACCCATTGAAGATCCAAATCAACCAGGAAATATTTTGCCTCGGGGAACTCCCGTTCCAAAACCAGAACCACCGGTAAAGAACAATGGAAATACATGAAGTTAAAATTGGAGATGTAGTCTCCTTTAAACATAAAGGTAAAACGATGAAGGGTAAAATCATTCATCGGCATGATTCTAAAAACAGTAATGCATCTCTTGCAGGTCATGTAAATGTTCAAGGGACAGGAGATGCATCATACCCTGTTACAATACATGCTGCGAAACTTACACCAGTACCATCTCTTAAAGAGGAAGATTCCATGGATAACCTTACAGAAAATATTGAAAACTTGCTTGATCATATACATGCTGATGAGAACATTGAAGCAGAAAATGCGTTCGATGCACTTATGCAACATAAAATTAACGAGTTGTTGAGCAACGTTAAAATTGAAGTGGCACAAGACATGTTCAACACCAATGAATGTGCTGATTGTGAAGCAGAAGAAGTTGATGAGGCATTGAAGGGCAATCAACATAAGATTGATGCCAACAAGAATGGCAAAGTAGATGCTCATGACTTCAAGTTGCTTCGTAAGAAGAAAGGT